GGAGTCGCCTGAGCTGCCTATCTTCGCGGAGTTGCCTGAGCTGCCTATCTGCGCGGAGTCGCCTGAGCTGCCTATCTTCGCGAAGTTGCCTGAGCTGCCTATCTTCGCGTAGTCGCCTGAGCTGCCTATCTGCGCGAAGCCGCCTGAGCTGCCTATCTGCGCGAAGCCGCCTGAGCTGCCTATCTGCGCGGAGTTGCCTGAGCTGCCTATCTTCGCGTAGTCGCCTGAGCTGCCTATCTGCGCGAAGCCGCCTGAGCTGCCTATCTGCGCGAAGCCGCCTGAGCTGCCTATCTGCGCGGAGCCGCCTGTTTCGACCTTATCACTCGGCATATTTTTTATCGTTTTCTCGTATACGAAATCTATACAGGCTTTGACGAAACCGGCAAAACCAAGCTTTACGCCGATTTTGATAGTGCTTGTGGCGAATTTTCGCCCATCATCGGTAACAGGCTCGTCGATAGCTTCGACAGTCGTAAATTCGCTGAACTTACCGTCGTTACGCACAAGCGGGTAATGATTCAACACATCAAACGGATTAACGCAGTAGTGCGTAACCCCGCCGACGCATACGCCGTGCCCGTTTTTCTTGTAGGTTTTGCCTTCTTCGTACTGATAACCCCTGCATACGAGTCCGGGGTCATAGGCTTTGTAGCCGTGTTTGTTGTCTGTCATGGTTGTTCCCCTTTCACTTTTGCGTAGATCGCTTTTAAGTTTTCAAGCTCGTCGCTGCTGACATTCTCCCTGTGCTGCTCAACGCCTAGTCGCTGCTGTTCGCGTTCTTTCAGCGGATAGACATCCTGCCAGCATTTAACGATGCTTTGTTCAAGCACCGATTTCCACTGCTCCGGCGGAAATTCGTTTTTAAGCTTTGTCACTAAAAGCTGCTTTGCCCTGTCAGTCATGGGCTTTCTGATGCTCCGGCGCATTTTCTCGAAGTCTTTCAAAACGGCCAGTAAATCACCATCACCGGCCGCGAAAGCGGCGAATGCGTCAGCATCGCGCGTGCGCGCGCTTTTGTCTTTGTCTTTGTCGATTGTCTTATTGTCTTTGTCGATTGTCTTATTGTCTTTGTCTTGTGGGCTTTTGCTTGCACTTGCTGCATTTGCTTGCAAATGCTCTTTTTGCTCGCAAGTGCTCCTTTTGCTTGCACTTGCTGCGTCACGCCGCTTTTGAGACAACTCATCCTTTGATAAAACATCTCTATCAATCTGCGCCCTCATCATGGGGAATAAGAATCGTTCGTTCCCGTTGAGCTGCGGAACTTCGCCCGACCTTGCATAGGTTAACAAGGAAGTGAAAAGTCTCCCCCTCTCAGCGTCACCGAGCGGCTCTATCGCATCGAGATAATCAACAAAGACCTTGATATAAGTTATCTCGGCCATAGCTCACCCTAAAACGGAAGGTCTCCATCGTCCGGCAGCTCTTCAAAGTCTGCTGCGGATATATCGGGTGAGGGCACGGAAGCAGCGCGGCGGCTCTCACCGAAATAGACATGCTCTGCAACGACCTTTGCGGTAACTCTCCGTTTGCCGTCGTTGTCCTGCCATTCGTCCATTGCAAGCCTGCCCTGCACAACTATCATGCTGCCGGTCTCGAAGTATTTGCCGACGAAGTCAGCCGTTGAGCGCCATGCCTCGCAGTTTATGAAATCCGTCTTGGGCTTGCCGCCCTCGCTTCCGGCATAGTCGCGCTGACAGGCGACCGTGAATGACGCAACCGGGATGTTAGTCCTCGTGTATCGCGTTTCGGGCGTTCTCGTCAGTCTGCCCATGATGGTTATCTGATTAAGCATTGTTTCTCCTTTCAAATCCATGACTTGCCGAACACTTCCATGAACTTTTCGTGTCCGTATAGTTTTTCAAATCGTTCCTGGCACTCGCGCTTTAAGCGCAAATCAAAATCGTGGTTTCGGTGTACGCTGTATTCTGCGCCGGTGTGCCAGTCCCAGCGCAGCCATACCCAGCAGCCCCATTTGTCGGCGGCTTGCCTGCGTCCTCCGCCGTATACATGGTGCCGGTTTAGACCCTGTGTGTCGCCGGTGATGTAGCATTCCCGGCGGCTCTGCATGATGCTATCTGCCATCCCACGCCTCCAAAAGCGCCTCGATCTCGTCCTGCGGCCTTGTCTCAATGTCCAGTGCCCGGCAATCCTGTATCAGGTTGTCGATAAGCATTGACATCTGCCGTGTGTCGAAGTCTGAGCTGCCCATGTGGAAAAACACATTTGAATAACCTGTGTATGCCGGTTCTTTTTCCGCCTTGCGCCCGATGTGACCTTTTTGCCAATCGGTCATGGCAGCATCGGTGTACTCGTCGGGTATCAGCGCTATGTAATACAGCGTCGGGATATCCAGCAGCGCATTTCGGTAAACTTCTTCCGGGCTTATCCGCGTGGCAAGCGATATGTCGTTTATCAGCTTCCATGCATAGGCGTTAGCATCCATACTGCGCTTTTTGCGCGTTTTCTTGATATCGTACTCGCCCGGCTTGAAGCTGTAGCAGAAGCGCCGCGCCTCGTCTCGGGAAACCGTGAGTCTTATCCCATCCGGCGTAAGCTCTGCTTTACTGATCTGCATTTTTCTCAGCCTCTACGCATTTATCGCAAAGCACCTTGCCGAATTTCTTCTTTGTTCCCTCGCTCCATTTGCGGAGGGATATAGGCTTGCCGTCAGCGCCGAAATAGATAGTCAGCGGATGATTGCACTTTTCGCAGCGGTAAACTAAATCCTCTTTCGGCTTTGCAGGCTGCTCGACCGGCGGCTTGCGCTCAATTTTCGGCTTATCGTTGTACTTCGTTTCGTCGCGGCTGAAATAAATGTCTGCGCCGATGCCCAGTGCCTTAGCTGCAACGCTTATCGCGTCGGTTAGGCTCATCTTGTAGCACTCATCCGACATATACGCCCCGTTGCGTTCCTGCGCCACAAAGCTTGCGCCGCCAGTGCCGGGGATACCGTGGCTTTCCACGCCGGTATCGGGGTCTACGTAGTAAAGTTTGATATCGACGAATGCCGCCGTCTGCTTGCTTATCGGGTCATGCTCAAGGTGCTTGTCGGTGATCTCGTACCACCAGCCGACGCCGGCAGGTCCGAACATCTTCGTCAGCATCTTGATGCGCCACATTGGGTTGATGTCGCTCATGCCCTTCAAGCGCCCGGCGGCTATCGGCTTAAGCGCACTATCGGGGACGCTGCGCCCCATGTTGTAGTATTTAAGGTTGTCCATCTTCTCACCTCACGCTCATGTTCACACGCTCGACCAGCTTGCAGCCGGGTATCTCCTGACCGGCTTTGAGCGCCGCTGTAATGGCTTTTTTGTCCGGCGCGGTCGTTACCTTTGTCGTGATGTATTCCACCGGGCACAGGCTCTCATCGACCTCGGCAGCCGTGCTCTTGCGCCACGACACCGCAACCTTTGCGGTCTGGAATTTCTCGCCGTTAAGCGCGTCGGAAGCGTCGGCCTTGAGCCTGTCCGCACGTTTCTCAAGCGCGGCCTGTCGCGCCTTGAGGGTCTTTATCTCTGCCGCTATCGCCTCTGCGTCGCTCACGCAGTTTTTGTAGAGCAGCAGCGTGTTTTCGATGATCTCTTCGCGGCTGATCTCAAGCTCTGCGTATCTTTCCGCGAATGCGTCCGGGTCTGTAAGCTCCCCTGTCTCGGGGTCAACAAACTCGTCATAAAGCTTGTAGATTGCGTTGTCCACCCAGTAAAGGTTCATTGTTTCTCCTCCTTATTTGTTAATTCTTCTCCTTGCGCACTGCCGGTCTGCTTCATCGGCAAACCACACAAGCGCCTGATATATTCCGCCGATCACGCCGATTACGGCCATGACCAGCCACACGAATACACCGATGTTCATTTTTAACCCCTTTCATGACTTGCATATCAAGTCTCGCATGTCGCTTATCGGCACGTCCAGCGCCCTTGACAGCGCTTTCACCTCGCCGATTTTCCATTGCTCAGACGAGCCGGAGAACATCGTCCTCAGCCGCCCGGTGCTTATGCCCATCTTGGCCGCGAGGTTTACCTCGCTCAGCCGCAAAGCCGCCTTGCGCCCGAGCGCAAGCTCTTTCAGAGGGTCGCGAGCAACCTTGTCAAACCTTGTTCTTGGCATGCTTCTCTTCCTCCAGCTTGCGATTGAGCACCGCATAAAACGCCGCGTTGAGTCTTGTCTCTGCGTTCTTGGGAGCTTTCTCGCCGTTGAGTATCATGCTTATGTAGCTTTTGCCGACTCCCAGCTCTCGCGCAAGGTCAACGTTCTTTATCTCGGCGTTGTGCATTCTTCCGACCAGATCGCCTGTCCACTTTTCGCGCATACTGTTTTCCCCTTTCTGTTGAAATTGTTTACTTTTTGTGATACTCTCCTGTAAAAGGAAGTAAGCTAATGCTTAATGATATCCGATACAAAATCCTTGCTTACTTGCAGTCCGTGACCTCCGCAAGCCCTAAAGAACTGTTTGATTTATTCGAGCCTGCGCAGTATCGAACGGTTAAGGCTGAGCTTGCCTGCCTTTCCGGAATCACTCTCGTTCGCTTTACCGGCTCAAGCTACTGCATAACCGCTCAAGGACTCTCAGCTTTTTTAAGCGAAAGCGAAGTGCGCAACCAAAAAGCCGCACAAGAGGCAAAGGATAGTGCGCAAGACGCGCAGCGAATCGTCGATAAGAAGAAGGCGCGAATACACGACTTTCTTGTAGCTGCATTCGGCAGCGCTTTTACCCTCTTTCTTGAGCATTTCGATGATATCGTTCATTTCATCCAGCGCTTCTTTTAACTTTTTGTCGCTCATTTATATTTCTCTCCCCTTTCCAATTATTTTTTACAAAGCAGAACCCGGACACGCCGCGTGCGTCGTCACAAAAATGTACAGTTTATTCGCGGCATTCTCATCTTAAAGGAGTTGATTTCATGCGTAGATGTAAAATGGTGATTGCTCTTGTCCTTGCCGCATGTATCGGCATTACCGTTGTATATATAGCCTCGATGACCTCGCTTCTCCCGGGTGTTGAGTTCCGTTATGTTACCAACGGTCGAACCGGTGAACCTGTAAGCCTACTTGGCTCTTTGATCGCTTACGGTTTCATTTGGCTCATATTCAACGGCCTGATTTCTACATGCTTTTGCATTGCCATATCAATAGCCGGTACCATACTTAAACGATGCGGGTACAAGCAGGAAATTGATAAGCTACTGAACGATGGCCTATTTCTTAACAGGCTTGGAATTTCTGCCATAGCCTCAACCGTCGTCACCGGCTTTTTTCTTCTGCTGTATATGTTCAACATCATAAGTCTCGTTTAGCTGCGGCCTTACCCGTTTAGCAGTTCATCCACCGTTACGCCGAGCACTCCGGCCACAGCCTTTATTGTTTTACTCATTGGCTCGCACTTGCCGTCTCTCCACTTCCCTATTGAGCCATTGCTGATGCCGGCTGCACGCTCAAGCGCCGCTATTGAATACCTCTGTTCTTTTGCCTTGCGATAAAGTATCTCTGTGTTCATTTTTTCACCTCCTCATAATGTCAAGCATTATTTGCTTGACATTTCGATTTCATTTACATTGTATTAGAATGAAATCGAAGCACTAATTTAACTAAGTTTCTTGACAGAGCTTAGAAACCGTGCTAATATGAACTTGACCTTATAACTTCATATTTTTCAAGTCCGCTATATTAGAGGACTTAGTTTCTTGTGCCCTATGTGCCTTATCATAACTAAGTTTTCTAAGTTTGTCAATAGTAATCTTAGAAATTTTAGTTTGGCATATTGCACAAACTTCGGTGTAAAAAATGAACACAATAGACAAAATCAATTACTATTTAGCCAAGCAAGGGAAAAATGGTGCCGGTTTGTGTGCTTATTTAGGCGTGTCAAACGGTGTATACAGCCAATGGAACACCGGCAGGACTTCACCGCGAAAAAGCAAACTACCCTTAATCGCCGAGTATTTGGGCGTAACGGTTGAAGATTTGCTCCCTGATGAAAGCATAAAAAAACAGCCCTCCATCCCTAAGGATGAAGAGCTTAATAAAAACGATGCTGTGTGGGAAAAACGCGAAGAGGTATCTCGTATGCTGCCTGATCTAACCTCTCAGCAGCTCAGCGACATAATCAATTATATAGAGAACACAAACAACCCTGAATTGAATGCTCGCTATTCTGAGCTTTTAAAAATCGCTTCTATGATGAGCAGCGAGAAGTACCAAACCGTTATGGCTCTTCTGAAAGAGCTTTTATAAATGTGTATACGTTATCGAGCTGTTCCTCGTCAAGCTGATACAGCAGCGCCATTAATTCGGCAGACCGGCTTATTGTTTCCCTCATCGCTGTTTTCTGTGCTTCCGTAAATTCTTTATCGGTCATCGTTTCACCCTCCGTTATGTATGTGCCCGGCTGCTTTGGCCGGGCGCTTTCTGTTTGTGCAATCTGCGTATTTTCTCGGTTTGCTTTCGGACATTTCGCCGAAAATGTAAAAATTTATAGAATTTGTGAATTCTCAGTGTTATTATTTATGTAGACATTGGCAAATAAAGTTACGTTTGGGGGTGTTTGCATGGGTAAAAGGCTTGTGTGTTTTCTCTTGGCTTTGTGCTTGCTGTTCTCGCTGTGCGCTTGCTCGCATTCCGATGATGCAGCCGCGCCGAGCGATGATAAAACCGTTTATGTCAGTCAAAGCGGCGGCAAAATACATCGTTACAATGATTGCAGCGGCATGAAGTATTACGACACGATGACATATGGCGAAGCAATCGACGATGGTTACACTGTTTGCGAAAAATGCTTTGGCTGATATCCGAAAAAGAGAATTATTGAAACTCAATTATCTAATATAGATAATAACGCATTTGCATATAAAATGCAAGAGAAATTATTGCTCGCTAAAATAATGGGAGAACTAACATGGAGATTCAGGCATCCGAAGGAGTTGTTTTCTTACTCAACCTTTTGCTCACGTTCTGCATCTATACGCTTCCTTTTATAATAATTCGTTTCGTCATTCGTAAAAGGCCATACACGGCTGCACAAGCAAAGCGCATAGTCATTATCTACGGCATTGCGGTATGGCTGATAATGACCGTTGCTATGATTGTTACAGACGGTCGCGTAGCCGGAGCCAGTGTTTTACTTTGGAGCTTTATAAACTATAAGGTTCTTGTTTCAATCTCACGCAACGAAGTTAGGGGAGCTCCCGAGCCTGAAAACGAACATCAAGAAATCACTGTTGCTTATGACGAGTACGATTGTGAAGAGAACGAAAAACCGGAAGCGCAAGATGTCACCGCGCATAAGGTAAACCATAAAAGAAACATCCCTAAAAAAATAATACGTCCTATATTTGCTTTACTTATTGTCGCTATGTTCGCTGCTACTGCTTACTTCGCCTATTCTTACGGCTGCGATAATAGTTATGATGACGGTTACACAGTCGGGCACAAAGAAGGATACACTAAAGGCTGGGAAGTTGGCAGAGATGGAGGATACAGCGACGGCTATAAGAACGGGCATTCGGAAGGATATGTTGAGGGTTATATAACCGGGCATAATAGCGATACCGCTCGAAAATATCAGTTTTCTGATCAGGAATTATGGAGAGCGGCATATATAGATTACATAAGAGAACATGGAGTTGTTGATTAAGCCGCGGTATGCCTACAAACTATGACCTCAACACCCTCTGTCTATCGTCGAACAGCTTTAGCACTCGCTCTATCTGCTCGTCGCTGCACTCGGTTATGATTATGACGGTCTTGTTTCTCGCAAGCCACTTGACCCTTAGGGGTTCGGGCGTAGTTTTTTTCGTGTTGTTTCTCATTGCTGCACCTCTTTAATTTAATCAGTCCTGCCGCCGCGCCAACAGGGCAGGACATTTTTTCACACAGCGTTTGTAAAATATTGCTTGCTGTACTTATAGCGTAGCGCCTGTCTTGACAAATGTCTATGCAGAAATAACCGAAACCTAAAAGAAACAACCGAAATCGATTTCGGGAAATACACGAAATTTTCGTGTTTTCGCCGAATTCATCGTGTATTTCAATAATTTCTCGTGTATTTCAAAAAAATTTAATATGGGAGATGCTTAATGTGTCAAAAATGGAGGACATGCAATCTTACTTTGACGAGTACCCTGAGGCACTGCGAAAAGCGAGAGCTTCAAGCAGTCTTACGCTGGCAGAGCTGGCAAGGATAAGCGGCGTTCCTTATAACAGCATTTGCTCCGTCAACTCCGGCGCTACGAAGCAGCCGCTGCTTTATTACTCTGCGGCAACCTGTAAAGCACTCGGCTTATCCTTGGACGAGCTGTTCGGTATAACAAACACAGAGGGCAGCGTTACCCAGCTAAAGCGAATAAACGCATTGGAGGTGAAAGCGGCGTGCTTGGAAAAGGACGTTGAACACCACAAGCGCATGAACGCCGTTTACAGGCCGCTGATCTTCTGCCTTGTCGGTGTATGCGCAATTCTGCTGTGCGCAATCATCGGATACGTAATGTTTGATATACAGCTTAAAAACATCGGTCTGTTCAAATCCGGCGGCTTAACGGTGCTGGCCGTGTTCCTGGCTATCGTGGTGCTTGCTGCAATCGCCCTGATCGTCTTTGCGGTGAAAACCGTAATCCACGATGCCAAAACAGCAAAAAGCCCACAGGACTGATTCTGTGGGCATTATTCGCTATAAAATTATTTTCGGCGAATATCTAAGGGGGTTAAAGCGAATAATGAAATGCAAAAAATGCAAAGCCGAATTGCCCGATGAGCTGCATTTTACGTTCTGCGGCTATTGCGGTGAGCGCCTTGTCCGCGAGCGCAAGAAGAAAGACGAGATAAAAATACCCACGCCGCGTAAGCGTGGGCAGAGATGGTATGTTGACCTACGCCGCGAGGGCGTGACCGTCATTGAGGACACCGAAGCCGAAGCCAAGGCCAAGGCGATTGCTATAAGAGCCGGGTTTGTTAAGACTCAAAAGAAAACGGACTTGACACTTGCCGAAGCGATAGATAATTATATTGAAAATCGCCGGAACGTTCTGTCACCGTCAACCCTTGCCGGTTACGGCTCCGTGAAAAAGAACCGCTTTAAGGCCGTAATGGCAAAACCGCTTTCTGATATAAAGGACTGGCAAGCAGTAATTAACGCAGAAGCGCTTGTGTGCGCTCCTAAGACGCTTAAAAATGCATGGGGGCTTGTGTCACCGGCCATAAAATCCGCCGGTGTGGAGCTGCCCAGGCTCACCCTACCGCAAATCGTGCCTAAAGACCCAGTTTTTCTTACGCCGGAGCAGATACATGTCTTTATCGCAGCTGTCAAGGGAACGCCTGTTGAGATAGCTGCACTACTCGGCTTGCATTCGCTCAGGCGCTCCGAGATCGCCGCGCTTGATTGGTCAAATGTCGATTTGGAAAAGCGCACTATAAAAGTATCCGGCGCAGTAGTCCCGGGAGAAAATTGGACACTTGTTGAAAAGCCGTCAAACAAAAACGCCACATCGACCCGAACAATACCTATTATGATACCAGAGCTTTATGAGGCTTTGACGGCTGTTAAAAGTAAGCACGGTAAGGTCGTAACATGCTACATTTCCACAGTGTATGATTGGGTCAATGATATTTGTGCTGCTAACGGTTTGCCGAAGCTTGGAGTTCACGGCTTGCGTCATTCTTTCGCTTCATTAGCCTACCATGTTCGTATGAGCGAACAGGCTGCGATGCAAATAGGCGGTTGGTCAGACTATGCGACGATGCGCAAAATTTACACGCATTTGTCTGCGCAGGATATAGGCCACGCAGAGAATGCAATGCGCGATTTTTACGACAATTTACCCAAGCAAGATTGATAGTTTACGCCAAAATTTACGACAGCGCCGCAAAAACATAGTATTATCAACGCCTTTTTGTTCTGCCGCAAAGGTTCGAATCCCTTACGGCGTGCCAAAAAGAGAAAATCCCGAAGTCGTTGAAACTTCGGGATTTTCTTTATTTATCAATGGTTTGCGGCGTTTTTGCGCCGTATATTTTCCAACGTAATCATACAAAAATTAGCGTAGCAATGTACGTTTTAACTTGCAATTTTACGTCAAAATTTACGACAACTTTGTTATGCGTTTTTGAGGATGCTTATAGCTTTCTTGATTGCCATGTGTTCGCTCTCGCCGCCTGCGGTTTTGAGCATATCCTCGAGCTTTGCGATAGCGTGCTCGTTTTCGTCGGCGCGGCTGTAATGTCTGCGGCTATAGTCATCATCCCGGCTATAGCGCCCCATGCTGTCGCGCTTGTAGCTGTTGCCTCGCATAAAGCCTTCTGCATCCCATTCGCTTCTACGGCTGTAGCCCTCGCCCATGCAGATCTTGTCGATGTTCTTGATGCTGTGCACAAGCTTGTCGATAATGTCAAGCGCGCCGACGTTTAATTCGCCCTGCTCTGCAATGCTGTCAAGTTCCTCACAAAGCATGTCGCGCAGTCTTTCAAGTGTTTTCATACTCATGTTATTGCTCCCTTCACGCTATTCTGTCAACTATAAGATTTGCATTTGCAAAGTTGACTGCCTGGCCGCTCGTGTTCTCTGCTGCTACAGTGAGGCAGCAGTCGCGCGGCACGTTTACATTTGCGGCAACGTAGATATTAAAATAATTCTCAACCGCAGCCGGTGTTATCGTTGCCGTCGCACTGGTAAGCGGTTCGCCGTTTATCGCTAAAGCGGCCGTGATAGCCTCCACGGCGCCGCCGGTAGGTATGGCTATATTCGCGCCAAAGGCAACACGATAACGCGCTCTGCACTGGTTTGTGAGGCCTCTGAGCGTAACAATGCCTGCACCCTCGCGGTGCACTATGCTGCAATTACCGGCTACCGCCGTCTCGGTAAGAGGTACGTTCTGCCCGGCTGCTACGGTCACGATGTTTGAGTTCGTAAATTCAGCCATCGTTTTCGCTCTCCTTTCCGGCGATACCGAAAGGTATCGACAGCGACATGGTTTTTATCATGTTTTCAAAGTAATCGCCTTTTTCTGTTTCGTTGACAGTCTTGATGATATACGCGAAAGTGTTAAGTTCGCTTACATCGAGCGTGTCAAGATCTACATCCATAAGGTAGTCAATGAATTTTTCTTTGAGTTCTTTGCAAGTTGCCATATAATCAGTCCTTTCATAAGAAATGCGGTGAGGCTATGCGCCCCACCGCTTATCGTTAGTATCGGTAAAGGCCGAACATTTTCGTAAAGTCACGAAAAAGCTAAACTATGAGATTTGTTATGCGCAGCTACCGCATGCCCCGCAGGGTGCAGACGAAGCCCAAGGGTTACAAGTGATGTAAGCCGGAGTCGGGCAAGGCCGCAGCTGAGATACGAGGTAATTGTTCTGCGCAGCCTGCGAAGCCGCAAGCTTGAGGTTCTGGTTCTCGGTCTGCAAATCCTGCATCTTGCTGTTGACGAGGAAATCGAGAATTGCCTTGCTGTTGCTGTTTGCGTTGTCGATAATGTCGCGTGTTGCGTTCTGCACAGTGTTGCGAGTATCGCAAGCCTGCGTTGCCATATCATAACGCACCTGAGCAATTGCCGCGCGGTTCTCGCAGCAGCACTCCTGTGCCTGCATCTGCATTGCGTTCAGCTGCTGCATAAGTGCGGCCTGCTGATTGCAGCGCGACAGCTCGGAAGAGTAGAAGCCGTTTGTGACCGCCTGAGTGACACCGGCGAAGCCGTTAAGCATTCCCGTGTTCATGGCATAGAAGCCGTCACACAGGCCGTTGTTAACGTTGTCAAGCTTTCGCTCGATGTTTGCAAAGTCGGAAGTCAGAACGTATCCGTCCATCACTCCGCCATTGTTACCGCCCCAGCCGTTGCCGCCCCAGCCGAAAAGCACGATGAAAAAGAGGATTATCCACCATCCATCACCGCCAAAACCGCCGAAGCCGCCGTTTGCTGAGGTTGGTGCAACCGGCATGGTCATTACCGGCGCATCAGAAGAAATCGCCATTGTTTAGTTTTCCTTTCGATATGTATTTACAAATACCCGGCCGGATAAAATGTACCTACTTCATAAGCGCCTGGAACTGTTGCGCAAAGCTCTGCGCCTGGTTGAGCTGCTGTTGTGTTATCTTTCCGCTTTGAAGCATTTTTTGCACTTCCTGTTGTGGGTCTCCCTGAAACGTGCTTTTAAACTGCTGAAAGCGCTGCACGAGCTGCTGAAACTGCGGATTAACTCCGCCGCCGAGAGCTTCAAACAAAGGATTACTCATTGCTTACCTCCTTCGGCATAAGCGCCGCAACTTGCTTTACAAGCGTCTCATACTCCGCCCGGGTCACATAATCCGCAGTCGGCTGAGCCGGTGCGCTCTGCGCTCGTTCCGTGTAGTCAAGAATGCGCATAGTCGGCATGCCTGCCGCGTCAACGGATTTAAGATAGATCGTTTGCCGTTCGCTGTCCCAAAGCGGAACAGTGTTTCCGGCAGCTACTAAATACGCTTTACCTGCCGCCTCTCCCTGCACCCAGATCATGCCCTGCTGTGCAGGCTGCTGCTGTGCTCGCATCTGCGCGAGATTGTCCATCATAGGCGGCTGATAATATGGTTGCCCATACATGTTGCCGTAACCGTAAGCCATGATTAATCCTCTCTTTCAAAGTAATAAACCGGCACTTCCTCGCCGCTGTCCCACGTGTCGTAGTAATCGCCGTTTACGACGGCCACGACGTGCCCGGACAGTGCAAGGACATAAACGCCGTGCGGATGTTCATCGGCGAAGGCGGCGACTGTGTAGCACTCCGGGCAAGCATCCGGCAGTATGCGCTGTCTAAAGCCGTTGGCTTTGAGGTAACTTCCCCAGACGCTGTTTCCCGAGGGCATGTCGTGCGCTCTCAGACCTTCAACGCACAAAGCGAGATAGGTCTTTTCCCAGTCCGTTCCCATTGCTTTTGCAATTGCTCTCACTGCGCAATCGCCGACGCGCTTAGCACCCGGATTAGGATTAAAAAACACGAACATTTCGCCGCCTCCTTGTACCTAAAGCTTAATGCTTTTTCGTTTTTCAAGGGGGAAAATAATGTCCGTGTTATGGGGAAAATGGGCGTAAAAAAAGAGGAGGTCTTGCCTCCTCTCAGCTTTTGAAAAACCGCTCGTAATTATACTCGAGCTTTGTTCGCGCCGTTGTTATTCGTTTACCGACGGTTTTTCGGTCAAGCCCTATTTCTTCTGCTATGTCTATCTGCGGAATTTGCTGAATGAAATACAAATCCGCTATCCTACTGCCCTCGCGCCCGAGATTGGAGCTGTATATAAGCTCATCCCACTTCTCGCGCGGCAGCATTGCCATGTCCGGCCTGAGCCGTAATCGCGCCTGTGTCATTTATCACACTTCGGCTTATCGTACTCCATAGCCTGCTTGCTGTCGCTTACCCCGGCGGTCGTCGGGTCTGTGACTACGCCGAGAATGGTAAGCACCGCGAACAGCGCGTTTACAACGGCCAGCAGCTTATCGCCCAGCGCGTCAAACTTGAGATCGATGCCGAACACAGCCGCCACCACCTGAATAAGCAGCAGCAGCGCCGGGATTAGCGCAAGCCAAAAGGTTTTGTTTTTAATGCGTACAGTCCAGTTGATTTTCATAAATGTGCCTCCTGTTAATGATGATGATTTTTCATGTCGTCTTCAAGATCGCTTATGCGATGGTTGATTACCTTAATCTGTTCCTCTACCACAGGCATACGCTTTGCAAACTTGTTGTGCTCCCTGACCTCTCGTGTCAGCTCGTTCACCTTTGTTTCCATGACCGCCTGTGATTTGCTGTTGCTGATAAGTACGCCGACGAGCGTTAAAACGCCCGTTATGATAGCTACGACTACACTTTCAACCATTATTTTTTAATTATCCTCTCGCAAAAAATTATCGTCCTTAGCATGTCCTCGGTCAGGTCAACCACGCCGTCGCCCTTGCCCTGAATAACGCCGTCGGACATAAGCTTCTTCACTGTTTCGCGGTAAAGGCCTTCGGGAACATCGTTGACCGTTTTCCATCTCACCATATCCTCATCCTCCGTTTTCTGTGTGTATTTCGGTCTGCCGAAGCCGTAGACCGTGCCGCTGTTAAGGCTGTGCCTGACGCGCTGGACGCTATTTTGATAGTTGCCCTCGATGGTCACGAACGTGTTGCCGCTTACGCTTTCGACAATGCCCGTGTGGCATGGCAGCCCGTCGCGGCTGTCGCGCTGAAAATACTGATCGCCGACCTGCGGCTTGGTGAAAAGCCTCGCCTGTGCGGCGTAATACTTCGCCCAGCTCACGCAGCTTGCGCCGTATGGCCCGGTAAGACACAGAATATCCTTTGCCTCGCTGCCTGCAATGCGCCAGAAGCACCACGCTACAAAGCTTGTGCACCATTCATAGCCGTTCTTCGGCGTGTTCCAGAACTTTGCCTTGTCCAGCTCCGCCTGAAACATCGTGAAGTTGCCGCGCCCGGCGTTATCTGTGAAACTGTATAGGTCTTTGTTACTGGCTTTTTCCTTGTAGCCTATGTATTTTGCCGCAAGCTCAAGCACCTGTTTTGCGGTTATGTCCATTATACTTCCTCCCACGCACTTGGCAGCGCGGCGGCATCGTGAACGCAGTTGTCCTGCTTGCAACGATAGACCTTGCCGTCTGCGGCCTTGTAGCATTCGCCGGTCATATACATGCCACTTGTTCCATAGGCATCAACCCACGGTTTAGCCTTGGTCGGATCTGTGGTGTGACACAACCCCCATAGGGCTCTGAGTGTGGATGGCCTGCCGTTGTAATTAGCAGCATTGTGCGGCTGTATAAGCGTCCACACCTGCCCCTCGTCCGCAACCGGCGTCCCCACAGGACATGCGCTGTAATCCTTCTGCGCGTCGAAGTCCGGCACGGCGATTTCCGCGGCTATGATCTCGGTGCCGGTCATGGTGTTCGCCTTTGTTCGCAGGGCTGCGGCATCGTCCGCGCCCTTTTCTTTCATCTTGATGATTGCTTCATCTTTCGTCATATGCTGTTCACACCTTCCTTGTACGCGTTTTCAAGGTCTGCCGAGCTTATCGCGTTTGCCGTGACGGTCTCGATCTCTGTCGGTTTGCCCATCTTAATGGTGCATGTGCCGTCGCGGTTGTCGGTGATAACGCCCGACATGCTGTATTCCGAGTTGTAAAACTCGGTCGTGACCTCTTCGGTTATCGGGTTGCCGCTTGTGTCGGTCATCGGCTGACCGTTATCGTCAAGCTTCTGCACGGTGTCTTTCTGCACGATGCTCCACGGCGTATTGTCGGGTAGCAGCGCAACGACTTCTGCGTATGCCATTTCAAGTGTTATCGACTTCGTGTCGCGCCTGTCCCATGTATAGTCGGCTATTCTGCCGTCTATCGTGGCTGGGTATAGGATGTTGTTTATTTTGATGTATGTCATATTTGTCAGTCCTTTCAGGATGGGATTACGTTGAAATCATCGTCTACTACAGCGTTAGCCGCGGATGTGAATATCCAAGCTGGACGAAATTCGTTAAATGTGGCCGCCGTAGTATAATTGTAAGTGCCTTCTCCGGATGGATTTATTACCCACAGGCGATTGTAGGCACCGACAAAGCTTATTGCGCGCAACGCCCATGAACGGGCATCTCCGCTATATCTCGCAATGCGTCTATTATTTGCACCACTGCTGGCCCCTTTTGAAAAATAATCCAATTTAGCCCCATCGAGTGGAATATATACATAGTTTGTTCCAGACTGCCGATAGAAACCGACTTCGAAGGCGCCCAAGCTAAATATTTTACATGTCTTTTTATTAACTTTCGCACCGTCAGGGTATATGTCCTCATCCGAATCCATTGGTATATTTGTCGGATTTATCATTGCTTGAATTTGTGCATCTAATTTTTTGAAAAATGTCGTAGACAGATATTTTTCAATGTCATCATCGCCCCTGATTGCCAAATCACTTATGTAAATATCTTTCATCAACACCCATGTTCCAACACATGTACTGTCATAATATTCAAGTCTGTGCAAATCGTTTTGGGTGACATCGGGTTTCCCCTGATGTACGACAAGAAATTCCGTCCTGACTCCATCGACATTCATATACACACTCGTTCCAACCGGCAATTCCCCGACAGGCGTATTAAACTTGATATCATACCCAGTACCATCAATCAGCGTCCGGCCTTTTTTGATATCGTAGCCTGTACCGCCGATGAGCACTCTTCCGCTTTTTATTTCGTACCCTGTGCCGTCTATTAATGTTTTGTGTTTGCTGCCGGTGATGAATGTGCCTGTTCCGGCGTTGGCATAAAACTTGCTGTTGACGTTATCCCACAAGCCCAGCGCGCCGGTTGTGTTCTTGCAAGGCACGAAGTCGCGGACAAGCGTTCCGTTGTCGTAGATTTTGCAGGAATACAGCTTTACCTTAGCGTAGTTGCTTGCTGCCCCGGCTGTGTTTACGGCAAGAAGGAACATGTTATAATCAACGGAAAATGTAGCGGCTGTGTGCGTTATCGAAACGCCGTTGACGTTCACAACGTTTTTGTTTGCGTCGATCGTGTAGCGCCCGAGGATGCTGCTGAACGTCATGGTCTGTTTTGACGTGCCGTAATCCGTGCGCCCGGTAGTCGCGGTCAACAGAAACAGCGTATATGTAGTGCCGTTCTGCGAAGCGCGCGCGCCAAACGGCGCACACTGCGTCGTTGCGAGAACTTCGATATCCATCACAACGCGCGTATTTTGATTTGGCTTAAACCCCGTGTCAAAATACTGCGTTCCTGTTGCTTCGATGTAATCGATCTTGCTGTATCCGCTTGGTAATGCCATATCCACACCCCCTTAGCCGTAGACCCACGCGATTTGACCGTTTACCGTGGGCGTGGCTTCCGCCGAGACAAAATACTGATTGCGCAGCGCAGGTGTGCCGACGGCGATGGTGTCGGTCGCGTACTTGGCCTTGTTGACCGTCTGGCTGCCGATGTTGGATGTGTTTACGGCAGTTGACGCATTCTGCTTCGCGGCTATCGAATCCGACAGTTCCTTGTCCGGCGATATCCACGTATACCCCGTAGCCGCCGCCCCTGTGCAGTGATAAACAAGCTTTGCCGCCGTGTCGATGTATTCCTGCCCGACGCTGCCAACGGTTGATGTAGTCGGCGGCGCGTTGCCGATGATGGGGACGGGCAGATTTTCAAGAGCATCGTAAACGGCGCCCGAGGTTATCGGGTTTGCGCTGCCGGAAGTGGGAGCGCCGTCAAAAGTGAGGGCGTTCTGCTTTGCGTTCCACTCTGTTCTCTCTGTCTCCGTGATGTGCTTTGTTGTGTCGGCAACGTGAGTTGTAAGGTTGCCCTGCACAGCCGCCGCCGCGCCGCTTGCATCCGCTCCGACCATGCTCGCGGTGTAGTCGCCGCTCTTGGGTACGACAGCGCCCGAGCGCCCGTTGAAGCTCGCCACGCCGCCGCCTGCCGCGCCCTGAGCCGCTTTAGCCCAGTACTTTGCATTGTCGGTATCCTCGCCCTCGCGCGTTCCCGTGCCGCCCACAGCCCAGCTCTTGGCCATGTTGCCGCCTGCCGCCGCCGTGACAGCCGCGCTTTTCGCGCCGCTCTCGTATTCTGCCGCCGCCGCTGCGGAAGCTTCGGCGGCGCCCTGCGCATCTTCGGCTTTGCTCTGGGCAGTCTCAGCCTTGCCCTGTGCGGCCTGCGCTGCTGCCTGAGCTGCTTTCGAGGCATCTCGCGCGGCCTCTGCCTTGCTCTGCGCGGTTTCCGCTTTGCCCTGTGCGGTCTCGGCTGCTGCCTGTGCCGTCTCCGCTGCTGCCTGCGCATCCTCGGCTTTGCCCTGTGCGGTTTCTGCCGCTGTCTGCGCGTCCTTTGCCGCCTGTGCCGACTGTGCCGCCGCCGACTGCACCTGCGCCCAGATGGGCAGTGTGCCGGTCGATACGTCCTCATATCCCTCATAGCCCTTGCGTATCTTGCCGACCGTCGCCCACACCGTAGGTATCGCGACCGTGTTGGCGTTGTCTGCGCCGTACACGCCGACCATAAGTATCTCGTCGCTTTTCTCAAGGCATTCCTGCGGAATGGAGCAGACGTTGTTTTCCCAATACGAATCGAGCACGACCTTTGTAACGTCGCCTGCCGTGAATATCGCGGTTCTGCTTATTCCCGAATGCCAATCGGCTGAAAACTCGAATTTTATCTTTGCATTTATCATGCCGCTGGTCAAGGTTTCGTTTTCCGTCACCGTCGCCAGCGCTTTGCCGATCATGATTGTTGTCAAAAGGCTTTTCCTCCTTTTTCGCTTCTTGATTTCAGCATAACAAAAGAAGGCAGGGCTTATTAAGCCCCACCTTCGCATGTTTTTTAACTTTCGTCGTTCTCTTTGCGCTTATAATATTCCTGCGCATGGTCGATTATCCCCTGCGCCGGGTTTGAACTCTTATAGGCCGCCATTTGCCAATCGTAAACCTTGTCGTACTCGTTGTTGACCTCGTACTTGGCGATTTGGTCTGCGTATTTGTATACATAACTGAGCATGTATGCCTTTTCGGCATCGGATGCGCGAGAATATGCGCTGCTGTTTATTATCTTTTTTGCCAGATCATAAGAGGTTCGTCCCCTGACCGTTGCATACTTCACATATTCCTCAGCCGTCAAAAATTCGCCGTTGATTTTTGTTTTTACAGCCGCGCGACCGGGATATACGCCGGTTTCGCCCAGATCATAAAGCCGTTTGAGCTCGCCGTCTATCTCGGTGCTGCGCTCCTTCTTGACGTATGCCGGATTTACAAAGTTGTTGAGCACCCTCTCAAACAGGTTGCCGGTTTCCTCTGTACGTCCCCATGCGTCAATGTACGGTATCTGGCTGAAATCATAAAACGGTATCTTGTTGGCGATCTTGCCCCACATATATTGCAGCTCTGAGCCGACATTGCTGTTGCGGTCAATATACGTTGTTTCTCGCTGATTTTCTCCAAACGCTCTTTCGACCTGCCCGAACAGCGTCGGGAAATACTGTGATATGTAGTTTGTCGCCATGCTCGTTACGATTCTGAACGCACCCTGTCCCTGCTTTATATATCTAAGGTTATCAAACAGATCGTTGACGCTTTGAAGCATTGACATTTCAAACATGGGCGTACTGAGGCTCATGACGGAACTCATAAGGTTCTGAACGAAGCCGTTATCCTCGCTTTTGCCGCTGAGCGAATTATACAGTTCAACGCCCACGAATAGCGGCATGCTTTCCGGCGCGAGCCAGTCAAGCGTGATGCTCAGACCGCCTATGTTAAGCGCATAGTTTTGGCTTCCGCCCAGCTCGTCAAACTTGTTTTGTTTATCGTCGTCTCCGGGGCTACCGCTGAATAATCCCCACGATGCCAGAAGAACACCCAAGCCGACAAGCGCAGTGCCAGTCAGCCCGGCGGAAACGTCGTCGATAAACTGTGCCGGTGACATTCCGTTTTCTACATCGCCGTTTACATACGCCTTGACTTTCTTCGTGTCAACGGCAAGCGACTTTATAAGCCCTACGGGCGAGTATTCCACCGCTCTCACGAGTATGTTTGCCGGTGTTTTTTTGAACGGCAAAACGCCCTCTATTAGCGCGGAAGCGATCTTGTTATCGACCTTGCCGAGCCTGCTGACCATTGCCGAAAATCTGTTTGTGTCGCGGTAAGTCGCTTTCTGGGCTTCCTTTATCGCAACGGTCTGAGCTTTTATTATCGTGCTTTCGGGTACCTTGCCGGTGTTGAGCTGTTCGGCGGTTATGCCGTTTGCCTTGTACCATTTCGCGAGCGCGTTGGCGTATGCAGGTTTACAAAACCATGCGTCCTCCGCGTCAAGCAGGTTTGAATTGCCCTTGCGTGCCGCCTCAAGGATTTTGGTTTTGTAAATCGTCCTTTTCTTGTCTATGCCCTGGAATGTATCGACATACTTGCCGCCCGAGAGTATAGTCTCCTGCACCGCTTCATAATCGGTCATTGCATATTTTATAAGTGCCACGTCATTTGCGTTATTGCGGTTGAGCATGGCTTTGCTGCGCTCTATGCCTCCGTTCACTTTGCTGTCGGCGACATTTTCAAGGCCGTATGCTATGGTGTTTTTGACTGCCCTGACCGGCACGAAAAATGCGTTGCCCACGATGTTTCTGACATGTGTACGAGGATTGCCCAGCATAGCGAGGTATCTGAAATTGTTGAGCTTTTCATACCATGTCGCGTCTATCTGCTGTGCTACGCTCTGCTCGATTTTCGCCCACGCGGTTTTTATGCCGTCCTCGTCGCCGCTTCTGAGTGCTTTACCGTACTCGTCATACAGCACCTTGTCAACGTGTATATCCGCTTTGTTGTCCTTGTATTTCTCGTTAAGGTCTTCCTCTATAGTCTCAACGGACTTTGCGGCAAGATACAGTTTGCATTCGGGAGAGAGCTTGTTGAGTATGCGCATCGCCTGCAAAGACTGCGCCGTGTTCGTTGAGTTCTTCACCATAAGTGAGGCAATATCCAGCGCGGTTGCATAATCTCCGCTGTTGACGGCATTGTTGTATAGGGCAATGCCCATAACGGTATTGTCCTTCGATACCTTACCGGCATTTATCTGTGCCTTGTAATCAGCAAGCGCCTGTTCCCAGCCGTTAGCCTCTATCGTGATCTCGGCTTTTTTGAGCGCTGCCTCGTCGGAATAGGCTATGTGTGAGAACTTACCCTGTGCCGCGTCCTCGCGCAGTGCGTCGGAAAACTCTGCCGGAGTAACGCCGCTGTTTGCGAGTGTGGAAACATGCTTGCTCGTGAGCTTGCCGTTCAGATCTTCCTTGGGTATCTCCTGCGGCGCTCTGTGCTGCTGCTCGGCAAGGTTTGCTTCCTGCTCTCGGCTTATCGGATGCAGCGCGTTGTTGCCCTTGCCCTGAGCCTCAGTTACCCAGCGCTCGCCTCTTGTTTCCTCGCCCGTGAACTCTGCCGAAGCCGCGCCCATGCCTTCCGGGAGCGGATTTTCTGCCGTTCTATCCTTTACCCTCGTAAGGACATTGTCCAAAGCCTTGATATTGACATAATCGCTGAGTTTTCTGTGTTCCTCTGCGTACTTTCTGCTAAGCAGGGTAAAACGATTTCGGGCTGTAGCTATGGCGTTTTTGTCTCCGCCGTTCTCTGCCGTTAGCACTTCCTGACGTGCCGTGTTAAGCTTTTCGGCAATGCCGCTGACCTTGTCATACTGGCGCTTATAGTCCTTTATAAGGCCGCGCTCGTTCTCGTTTGCCGCGTCCTCGTTTGTCGCCTGAGCAAGCATGGTTTCATTCTGCCGCCGCAGCTCAGTAATGCTCTCCGGCTCTCGGGAGTAGCTTATAGGCTCTTCATTATTTGCCTTGCTATTGCTTCCTTTTCTTCCTGTGGCTTGCCCGACATCGGACTTATAATTTCTTGAATAGTCGAATTCGACATACCCCGGCCAATAAGTATCTTCAATAATTTGTCGCGCTCTGTTGTAATCGGCCTCTGATTTTGCTTCATTAAAAATTATCTCCTTCGCATACAGCATTGAATTTTCGGAGTTGTCGCTAAAACTCACTACCATGTTCAAACTCGGTGATTTCCAGTTTGCATCTGTAAACAGCAGTTTGTTTCCTATTTCCAAGATGTAGTCTCCGCTTGCTGTCTGTCTGTACTTGTGCCCAAGCTTCCTCACATCTGCGACCTTGTGAAAAAATGCCGCTCGTTCGTTTTCAGTTATTATATCATTATTTACTGCCCATTCAACATTTTTTCCGCTGTATTCTCTGCTGTATTTGCGATTTTGGTTTTGACCTGCCTCGAGCTTTGCGTCAAGTGCCGACTTGCTTTTCTCAACAATTGCACTGACAGCGCCGAATTTGCTTGACGGCGTTATGGTGTAATCGCTGCCAAGTGCATCGGATAAGTATGCAATAAGCTCTCTTTTGGTAAAGCCCTTTTGGTAGCTGCCGGTATTACTGATGTAATACTCCATGTTTGCTTCGTCAATAGCGACCTTGCTTGAAGCATTTTTTACATCTGTACCGCGCACATTGATAAACATTTTGCCGCCGGCGTTGAGCATCTTACCCATTTTTACAACAAGTGCATCACGCTGGTCTTGCGGTAGCACATTCAAGACGGCATTGCTTATTATTACATCGTATTTTTTGTTGAGCTTTGAATAATCAGTGTATTTCGGTTTATAGCTTCTGTCGGGGAACGGCTCAATGTCATCTACATCAAAGCCGTATTCCTCTCGCCCGGCACGAGTACCATATCCAAGGCCACTGGATGCGTCGAGTATAGTACCGTTGAATCCCTCTGCGTTAAGCGCATCATATATTTTTCGATAGCTCTTTACTGTGCCGCTTATCTGTGTCGGATTTCTTGTCTCTGAGCTTTCCGCATCCACTGCCCAAAGCTGTGGATGTACCTCGCGCACTTCTTCCGTTGTACTTCCGCGTTTCCACTCTACACTCGTGGGCTGAATTGCTTCAACCGGCTCAAGAGAATATCCCTTGGTTTTCCCCTTCGGCGGTGCTCTGCCTTTGTTCGCGGTCTCGGCGGTGTGCTTGCGGAAACTCTCCTGCACCTTGCCGTAGTTTGCGCTGTCGTGCTCCGTTCCGGCAAAGATGTTTATCTTGCCCAGCGCGTCGCAGCACATTTCCTCAAACGCCTCAGCCTCGCTTATCGTGTCGCCGTATGCGTGCCTGTAGACTTCAACTGCGCTGCTAAGCTCTTTCTCAGAGAGGTCTGAAAGCATGGCACTGCGCAGTTCGTCAAGGCTTATATCGCCCTGCGCTATCGCCGCATGCCCCATCTCATGGCGCATTATCTGCTCTGCGGATATGTCGGGATGGTCTGAGCGCACCATAACGGTCTTGCTCTCGGTATCGACCATGCCCCTGAACTCGCCGCCACTGTCCTTGATATTGCCGCCCTCGAAATATGTGACGTTATAGCCGTAGCTTTTTGCAAGCTCACGGCCTTTTTTCATGCTCTCGGTGTCCTCGCCGGAGTAGTAGACGTTTTCCTGCTCTACGCCGTTATAGACTACTTTTTGCTCAGTTTTGCCTTGAGCTGCGCTATAACCGCTTTGTCTGCCGCTATCTGTTCCGGCGTAAGCTTCGACTGTGCCTCTTTCCACTGAGGGTATTTGTCCTTCGGTATTCTGACCGTTAAGCCGTTGGCCGCTGTCGCGTAGACGTACTCCATTATTGTTTACCTCCTGTGTGTTTATCTGGTTGTTTACCTGTGTGCTTACATTATCACCCTGCGCCGCCGCATTGTCAACCGCCGCCTGAGTTGTAGATGCACCCATGTTATAGGCTATCTCCGCCTGTGCGCGGTTCAGAACGGGCACTTTGGTGAGCGACTCTTTGTTCGCGCCCTGCTGCCCCATCTGATACACAGCATCAAACGCCATTTCAAACGCCTCGGGAGACTCGACGGGATTTAAATTGTACACTCTGCTCACAAACTCAGGCGTTGCATCTATCTTTGCCGCAACATTGTTTATGCTCTTGCTTACAGCTTCATTATTTGAAACGTTTGTGTTAACAGGCGCGGACATCTCCGAGCGTTGAGCAACATAATTCCTCAACTCGGATAACTGCTGTTCTCTGTTCAGCGCAGCATGCGGCAACGCCGGGCTTTCCTTATTGAGTTGTGTTTCCGGCGCCGACTGAACAGCAGTACCCTCATTTACCTGCGCTTTCTCGTTAGCTTGTGCAAGCCTATAAAGCTCGTTGCCGCTAAGCTGTTTGCCGTTATTTAGTTTTTCGTCGTATTTCCTTGCAAGCTCATAGCTTTTAGTGCCTCGTTCGCTTTCCAGTCCTTCGTCAACTAACTCTCGCTGAGAATTGCCGTATAATCTTTGCCCGGTTTCTCCGCGCTGCTTTGCTCTGTATGCCGCATTTATGCCGGTTGTAGGGAGACCGAGCAAAGTCGAAACGACCGCCGCGCCGGTAGCTTCCTCAAGCGCCGCCTTTGGATTGATTATAGAGTTTTCATCGTTTGCGTCATACAGCGGCACGTCAGAGTATATACTCTTTAATCCTCTGCCCAAAATGCCCTGTATGATTTCCTCGCTTGCTTCTTCCCCGATGCTCTTAGCGTAGTTGAGAAGCAGACTTTTGTCGCCCTTATTAACAGCTTTTTTCACCCATTCGGGCAACTTCTGCAAGCCGCCAAGTTCGGAGACGCCGCCAAGTTCAGTAACCGCATTTCCTGCGCCATTCAGCGCAGCATAAACAAGCGCCTGCAAGTCATCCGCACCGTCTTGTTTAGCCTCGTCATAGCTTGAACCAAATGACGAGCCAAATATAACTTGCGCATCCGGGCGCGTCGCAAACTGCTTTATCGCGTTCTGAGCTATAGCTCCGGTCTGGCTGAGTTTTGAGGCAGCCTGCCCAATCCGCGCAGCATTAGCAAGCGCGGCAGTGTCGACAGCAGTTGCAAGACCGCCGCCCATAAGAGTTGACGCCATCATTGCCGCCGCTTCGGAGGTCGCCGTGCTGTACTTATAAAGGGGGTTATCTGCATACGCAGCGTCGCGCTTTTGGCGGTATTCTATTTCTTTCTCACCGAGTTTATTAAAGGCTTTGATAGGGTTATCTTTAAAATTCAAGCCTTTAATTCCTAATGCATTATCCCCTGCAGCCTCTGCTATGCGGTCGCCGCCAAACATATACCAAAGCTCTTGCAAAGGGCCTCCGTCCTCGTCACCGAGGCTGGTAACAACATCAGCAGTGGAAACCAAGCTTTTGCTGAAATCGGTTAGGCCTACGTCAATGCCTCTGAGTATCTTTTTATACCACTCAATATCGCCTGCCGATATCGCGTCGCTGCCTTTGGTGAGCTTTTCACCGCCTCCGGCCTGTTGCAGATATGCGTATCCGGGATTGTTGCGCTTAACTGCATCGCCATCCCACACGCTGATATAGCCGTTGCCCTTGCCGGTTTCAATTTTCGAAGCCGCAGCTTTGCCTTTCGTTCCATCGCCGTATACTTTGCTATATACATATCCGGGATTGTTGCGCAAAAGTGCTTTTGACTTCTGCTCATCATCATAGGTTTTTGCTGCCGCACCGCTTTTTATTCTTGCAATATACTCACTGCGCCAATCTGAATTGGTGCTCTTGCTTTTTTCGCTGCTTGCATTGTCACCAACCCAGTTTTCATTAGCTTTCAGTTTCGCAATATATTTTTTTATGCTATTTGAAGCCATTTAGCACCTCTCGTACTTCATTACATTTTCAAACCAACATAAGCTGCCAGAGTATCGGCCTGTTTTTTGCTGATTTTGCCCTCGCTGATCATTTCAACAAGTTGGTTTTGCGCCCATGTCGTACCGTTTGCCTGTTTGCCGTAGTAGAGCGTGTCTCTCAGGCCGCGATATGTAGCATCGTCAACTCCGGTCTCGCTAAAAGTGCTGGATGAGCTTTTTTTGCTGCTCCCCCCTCCGCCGCTCCTGCCGCTTCGTGCCGCCGTCTGAGCCGCCGCCTGCTGCTGATAGTAGCTCATGAGGGAGTTGATATATGACGGGTCATAGCCTGCCGTGCTTATAAGCGCCTGAGATGGCGTGCCGCCGGCTGCAATGATTGCGTCTATCTGGCTCTGTGCAAGCTTCTGGGCATCCTGCCGCCTGTTGTAATTGCTCTCGCTCAGCTGCATGTCCTGATTCCACTTGTCGATAAGCTTGTTGTATTCCTGCTGATCAAGCGTGTTGTTCATGTTCCAGTTGTTGAGGAACCGCTCGTAATCGGTTGCATCCGCGCCGGAAACGAGGCCATACAGGTTGCCGAGATTGCTTATGTTATCCTGCTGCTGCTGATATGCCATGCTTGCCGCAGCCGCAGCCGCCTGATACGCCATTTCGGCATTCGCGACTTCCTGCTGGTAGCGCTGGAAATCGACCTGATCGCGGTCAATGTACATGCCATAGAGGTCTTTCATATTCTGCCCTTCATCACGATATTTGCCGTATGCTCTGTCGTAGAACTCGGGCAGCATCTCCGTTACCTTTTGCAGATACGCATTGTACATCTGCTGTCCTACGGCCTGTGAATAGGTCGAACCATAACCTCCCGTGAGGGCTGCTGCCTGCCCCATTGTATCTTCCATTGCAAGCTGTCCCTGCTTGGTGTATAGGTCTTTATACTGCTGATACAGGGGGTCAAGCTCTTCGTTGTAACTAAATTCCTCACGGTTGAGCAGTTTATTCAAAAGCTCGTCTATCTGCGCGTCATACTGTGGATTGTACGTCGGTGCAGAATATCCCGGCATGGAAATAGTCGGAGCATTAGTTATTGCATCGGTAATTGAACCAAGGATTTTGTCCAAATCTTCGGAATACTTGGAATTATAATCCGTCGATGGTGTGTCTTTGCCGGTGTCGCTGTAGCTTCCATATTTGTTGCGAAGCTCTAAATTCATGTTATTACCGAGGATTTTTGCGTTTCCTTTTCGCTCATCCTCTCTCGCGCCCTCTATGTCTCCGGCAGCAAACTTTGCATCGGCGCTGAGACCGTAGTCTATAGAATTGCTGTAGCTTGTGCCGTTGTAGGTACCGCCGGTGGTTCCATAGGGGTTTGCATTGCCCATATTAAGATTAAGGCCGTTAGCCTCTCCCTTCGCGCGCCTCAAATCCCATGCTTTAGCTGCTGCCGCCGTGTCGCCTTTTGCAACGGCTGCATTTATGTCCGCTTGGTAGTCGTGATCATTGTCAAAATAAAATACGTTATTATTCTCGTCTTTCCATGCTTTCCATGTAGGCATATAAACCCTCCGTTAATCCTGTGCTTTTCCGACTGCTATGTACATCACCGTGCAGCTCCCGGCCTCGTCCGCTTTGGGAAGCGAGGCGGTAAAGCCGGTCTTGCTAACGTTGTCGGATTTTATCGTTATATTGCGGTCTGAAAACGGCTGAGAGCAGATAACAACGGGCTTGTCTGCAAACTTCGCCTTGCTTCCAAAGCTCACGCTCACCGACGTGTCGCTCTCTGTGCCGTATGTCATTTGGAATGTGCCGTAAGCAACGTTGCTGTCGGATGAGACCTCGGCAACAACAACGCTGCTGCTCGTGCTCGTCTGGCTGCTTGTGTCACTTGCCGCGCCCTCGACGTTCAGCCACACCGAGAGGCTTTCGGCGAGCTGAGCCGTATATCGGTGCAGCTGAGTTACCTTTTCCTCGGATGTGCCAAAAATTCGAGGCGGCTGAGGTATTACTATCATTTGATATCCGTGCCTCCCTCAAACTGTTTGCTGAAGCTGTATAGCCGCACCGTGCCATGACCCGAGAGCTTTATTCTGAAATGGTCGCAGCGCTTAGGCTTGACAGGAACCATGAATGTTGTCGTGCCCTGTCCTTTTATGCGGCCTTGCTTTTCCCAAACGCCGGAGCTGTCGTATTCGATGTAGATCATCATCTCCGAGCCTTTGGGCAGCATCATGCGCAGATTAAAGCGGCTTATGTACTTCTGACCGGTGTAGTTATAGCCCTGCAAGCCCGTTATGGCTTCCCACTCAAATGCGGCTTCTTCATTGCCTGTTTTCGTGTAGTCGGATATAAGGTTTATTGCGTATCCGTTGCTGTCCTCGGTGACGAAAAATGTTTCATTGTTAATCGAGAAGAATGCAAGCGCGTGCTTTTCATCTTCCTTGTGCCACAGTCCGCGCTTTGTGTCGTACACGAACAGCGACCATTTGCCGCTTGTGTCTTTGAGGGATAGATAATACTTGCCGTTTGCACTGCCGCCCTCGGCCGCAACGTAATACACGTTACCGAGCGGCGCGCCGATGTCATATGCCTGAGTGCCGTCAAACGCCATCACGCCGCCGCGAGACTTGTAATAGCAAACATCATCTATCACAGTGACCGAACCGCTGCACCCCGTCTGAACGCCCTGCACGGTCTTATCTATGATTTGATGTGCGCCGGAGCTGGATATATAGACCTTGTGGTAACAGTTTTCCTTGAAGAAAATCAGGTTGCCGCCGATGTTAGCCACGCCTGTAAAAGCGCCCGGAGTGCCTATAGATGCACGGTATGCGTCGGTGCTAACGCCCTTGTAGGTTGACCATCGGGTTTCATCGCCTAACTTTGATGCGTATATCTCATTTACATTCGTTTTCTCGGCATCTTCGGATGCTTCATAGTTATATCTGCATCCCCAAATGCGGTTTTGCGCCTGCACAACAAAATCAAGGTCTGGCGCATCCCTATAAAGCTTTATGCTGCCTGCTGTCTGGTTAAAGTCTCCGGTTACGATATCAACGAATACATATATAAGCTCGACCGTGTATGACTTTGTGCCATCGGCCGCCGTTGTCTCGTTGGTCTTATTGATAACTCGCTTTGTCGGGGTATGCTGCCCTTCAAACTTTGCCGAGTTATCGTCCTCGGAGAACGTCGCGTCGGTAAAAGATATCTCTATCGTGTCGCCGCTATCGATGCTGATTTTGTTTATTGCCTTTTCGGTCATTGTACCCATCGGCAAAACGATACGTGCCTTTATGTCGCTCGTCTTAGCCCATGATCCGGCAATGTACTTTTTCCACACCGCGCCGGTATCGGTGCTCGACGTGTCAAGCCACAAGTCACCCGTTTTAGGACTGGACGGCGCTGTTGCGCTCTTGGTAAAGGTCACTGCTTCGCCGTCTTCTGTGCAAGCCGTAAATTTTATCGGTGTATCCGTCGTGGCCGTCGCCTCGATAGATTTGTACAGCTTTTCATACTCGTGATTTTCCGTTGTATCTGTTGCCGTGCCGCTCTCGCTTCGGATGCTCAGCTTATCGGGATAAATAACGAGCTTATTGGAGAAAAACATCATCTGCTTTGTGCTTTCCGATATGCTGATTGAGTTATCTACCACACCATCTACCGTTAATAAAACCTTTTTGGTTGTGGTATATGTACCGGCGCCGCGATAGATTTTGTAAATCCCGACTCCGCTATCGGCGGTCTTGCCGACAACGTAAAGATTTGAGTCAACGTCGGCGATCATGCCGTATATCGCGGTAAATTTCCCGGCAGCTATAATGCTCCTTGCATCGCGATTACCCATGAGCGGATAGTAATCGCTCGTGAGGTTTTGCATATCGTAAAACTCGCCGTCGCCGATTTTGTAGTTGTGGTTATAGCCGCCGAAGGTATCAACGACTGTTTCAACCGTGCTGCTTTCGGGTATAGTTATATATGTCGGCATGCCGTCCTCCCTAAAACCTGAAATGCGTCAGTTTCGGCAGCGGTCTGTGCGCCGCGTCATACGCCTGCGCAAATCGCGTATAACCATCGTTGTAAAACAGAACGGCTTTGTTGTACTTGGCATCCTCGCCGTTCTGCTGCGCTATTTTGGCCTGTAGGTAATTAACATAGATATCCTCTGCATACGGCTCAGGAACCAGCAAGTCAGTTGCTATGTCCTCTGCTGCATACTCAGGCTTTTCAAACCTCTCCGCGCCCTCGTGCGTGGCTATCAAGTCTGTATACACCATCTGGTCAATAGTCAGCAGCCATCGTACCTTTTCGGTTTCATCGTATGCGTTAGGCGTAAGCTTATCGGTAATGTCTATTGCTTCTGCAATTGTCATATTGTTCTCCTATTAAAATAGCCGCCATGAGGCGGCTGTTATTTTTGATATTAATTAGTGCGCGGCAAACTTCATCTCGTCGATGTGCTCGTCGAGCATGCGCTGAGCGTAGTTGGAGCGCTCGATCTCGTCCGCGACTTCTTTCGGGACAAGGCTTGTTTTGCCTTTGGGCAGCAGATAGTTTTTTCCGTTTATCGATACAAACAGATCGGGGTCACTGTTTCTGTCGCCTCTCGGTATAAACATTTCAACTCTTTCATCTTCTGTTTTTTTAGCCATATTTCGCTCCTCTCAGGCGGAGGGGCAGAGTGTTCCGCCCCTCCCGGGATAATTACTTGTTTTCCTCGTCAGTCGCGGAATACGAGCTGACGGACATCACGCGGAGTACGCGCTCAGGGTAAAGGATAGTTGCGCCGTTGGTCTCAAACTTGTAACCGATGGTGCTGAACTGGTTAAGAGGACCGCCGATTTCGTCCTTGTCATGAGCGATCATCTCAAGGCCGCCGCCCTCGGGGTCAATAATGCCAAAGCCGTCCTTGCCGAAGAAGTAAGTCGCATAAGTAACGCCGTCGGACTTATTCTTGTAGGTGGTGCTGCCGGAATACTTGTAGCTCGCGCCGAGAATAGGTGCATAGGTATCCTCAATGAAGCGGCAGCCGTGCAGCTCGCCGATCTCACCGTTGAAGATCTCGGAGGTAGCTGCATACTTATGCACTTCAATCCATTCCTTGCTCTGGCGCAGGTCATACGCAACAGAGGGATGGATAACAGCATAGTATTTGCCGTTTATCTTGGGCACACGGTCTTTCTTGAGCTTGGTAACGGCCTTGTTTACCATGGTGGGGGTAAGTAGTGCCCAGCCGTCAGGAGTCGAGCTGCCTCCGCTGGAAGTAGTGCCGCCTGCGCCCATGGTTGCCGGGGAAGTAGGAGTAGAAACTTTAGTGCCGTCCTCGGTGACGTTATCGCAGTACATTACGTTAGTGCCGACAAGCAGCGCATCACGGATAAGGGTTTCCTGAGTAGCCGCAGCGGATGCGCCCATTTCCTCGGTCGCTGCAAGAATGACATCGTCATATGCGCGCATCTCGAGCTTATCGGTGATAGAGGTGTAAGTGCCGTACTGCGTGATAGATGCCGTCAGCTTGGTTGCACCAAACTGCTGACCGGTGGGGATAACGCCTTCCTTAAGCTCAGTCGCCTTTGCAAAGGTGTTAAACTTACGCCATTCAACAGTGGTGCCGCCGTTCTTGGGCAGTCTCTGCTTGCGGCCAAACTGCGCATAGAACATCTCAACTCTGGCATTTTCGAGCAGCTCAGTGTCATAGAACGTCTTAAGTTCGGGTGCCATCGTGTTAGTGGCAGGGCTGGCCGCGACGGCCTCGCCGGTGTATGCGTTGGTGTAGTTGGAGGTGCCGTTGCTTACAAGGGTGTTAACAACGGTGCCTGCATCTGCAAAAATCTGAATCCAATTAAAATTGATCATATCGTTTCCTTTCATGGTCATAGGCCACGCGGAAACGCTCAAGGCTTAAAACTGCCCGGGATATATCTTTTCACCCGATCTAATCCGGGCTTTCAACGCCTCTCTCTGTTCCCTCGTGGCGTTTCTGTAATCAAACGTCTGAATGGAAGCGTTAGAGGACTTGGGAACGCCGCCCTCACTCGGGCGCGATCTATTCGACTGCACAGCATTTGACACCTGCTGCACCGATGCTTTCAGCGCTGCCTGCCGTATGCTTTCCTTTATTTCATCACGATGCACAAGCTCATATGCATCTTCGAGGGAAAACATCAGGTCGGGCGCGGTCAAGCGTCGGAATGTAGGGTTGTCCAGCTCTTTCCGCAAATCAAAGTTGGGGTATTTCTTCTGAAGCTCAACGGCCTGCGCGTTCATCTTGCTCAGATGCTCCATAAGCTTCTGCTCGTTGATAAACTGCTGTTTCTGCGCTTCTGCTGCTCTTGCCACAGCCTCGGAGCGCTCGAGCTGCTTTGCTACCTCGGTCGATACACCCAATTCCATCGCACGGTCTTCGTAATACTCGTCATCATCCGCGACCGCTTTTGCGATTGCGTCATAATCTCCCGAGTCTACGCCGTACTTTTTGGATAGCAGCTGCAGCGCCGGAGCAAGCTTCTCAAGCCCCTCGGCGTCCGCCTTGTACTTTGTCTTTGCCGACGAGACTACTTTCTGCATCTCCCGGTTATAGTCGGGGTCTGCCATGATTTCATCCCATGTAAGCCGCTTTGCTGTATCTTTAGTCTCTGCTGCCTCTATGGCTTCCTTTGGCGCAGCGGCGGCCTGCGCATCGGCTTTAGGCTGATTAACAGCCTTGCCATATTTCGCCCGTCCGAGTTTTTCCTTAGGCACTCCAAGCTCTGCGAGCCTGTCAGCCGTGGTTTTCGGTGCTGTCTGTTCGGCGGCAACAGACACATTAACGCCCGTGTTCTGCCCGGCGGCGGCAGATGTTTCGCCCGAAGTGGCTGCACCGCCATCGCCGGTACCGTCCGCGAATAGCTGCAACCAACTGAATTTGTTGTGCATTTACATGCCTCCTATTTATTTGCCCGTAGGTGGGCGAGCCCGTCGTACCGCCTGCAGGGCTCGAACCTGCATCTCTATCTATCCGAGCGTTTTACCGTTAAACTAAGGCGATATACAAAAGGGGCGGAGAAGGGGGGACTCCGCCCGTAAGAAAGGAGATGTAGCAGACTATTACAGCCGCCGCCTGCCAGGGCGACATCTTAAAGGAGGTGAACTTGCTGTCTCATGCAACCCACGTTTTCAGCATAGCATTTACTTATGCTTTGCTTTCAGCCCCACCTTGCGCACTTTTTTTAGTTTCTGTGAAAATTTTTATGTATTCCGGGTATTCCTGCATCAGCAACACAAAGCCCTTGACTATTACCGACATTTCAACGACCGCCACAGGGTCATATTCAGTCAGCTTTATTCGCGCTTTGCCGTCGGATATATCAATTTCCGTGATATCTTTGGAACTTTCCTGCAAAATAGCCGCTGCCGTGCGCACAAGGATTGTCGCAGCCGCGCATATCAAATCCTCGCCTTTGGGCGCAGACTGCGCATGCCCTTCGATTTTTAATTCAAACGTGCTGCCGGTGCTGTTTACGCATACATTTATCATGTCGTTGCATGTCCTCCATCGGGCATTGCCGCCTCGCGCGTCTTTGCCCGGGCGTTAGACACCTGCGCATGTTCGCGCTTTGCCGGGTCTTCTGCAAGCTGTATATTCGCCTGCGGTGTGCTGATCTGCACGTTGGCCTGCTGTGCTATAGCCTGTATCTGCGCAAGCGACTGCGCATCACCGCATTTGGCCGCAAGCAGTGCCGCGACTTGCAGCACCGTGTTAAATCGGTCAAACAGGGTGCCGTTTTGCTTGATGGTTTTGCGGACATCGTCGATGCTGTCAAAATCCATCATCGTAAGGCATGCAAGCGCCTGGTCTGTCTGCTGCGGATTGAAAAAGCCAAGGTTATAAAACTGCAAAGCCAATTCATTATTTGACATCTTGGTGTATGCCGTGCGCTTCTGCGGAACGACATTGATATCAAACTCCGGCACACGCTGCCCGATATCGTATCCGGCAAACATCTGTGTCTGCGGCTTTATGTGCTCGTTGGAATAGCTTAAGAACAATTCCTCGCCGCCGTCGCCCAGAATGCGGAACTGGCGCGGCGCATCGTAAAACTGCCTTATCAGCTCTATGACAAGATAGTTTAATTCGCTGTATGCCCTGTAGCTTGCCTTGGTGCTGTCTCTGCTGCCTTTGCCGCTGGCTTCCTGCAATGCTGCTATTGCGCTTGCAGCCGTTACTCCGCTGCTTGTCGTGCCTGTTGCGGTTTCTGTGTTGCCGCTGGTTTCGCGCAATTCGTTGATGCTAAGCTGCAGCATGCTGATATAGTTGCCGTCAAGGTTATCGTGCGTAACAGGCTTTAGGTTATCGTCGTTTAAGCTGCCTTCGACGTTTATGATGGTTTCATTCAGGTTCGTAAACTGTTCAACGTTAACGCCGCAGTTGGCTTTCTTAAAGTACCTGGGTTTTGCGCCGACCATTGCATTTTCCACATACGCCGTTTTCATCAGGTCAATTTCAGTCTGCGGCGCTTTGCACAGGTCTACATAGCCGTATCCGCACGGGCTGCCTTCAATGGGAAACAGCGTGTCAAACACATACGGGTATTTGCTGTGGTCATACCAGCCGGTCATTGCACGGTCAGGGTCATTTTCCGTCGCATAAAGCACCGTGCCCGGAACAAACAGTATGTAGTGCAGCACACCGTTTTTGTGATAGTACGCACTGATAACAGGCACTTTGTCCGTAGTGTCTACATGGTCATCGTATCTGTATTTGCTGGTTATAAAATCATGCGGTATATTCTTGCCCTCCGGCAGCTCAGCCGGGAACATGGCTCGGACTTCGGTTTCGTCCTGAAAATCGACCTCAAAGAAATACTTTGACTGCTGTATATCCTCGACTCCCGGCTCCCAGAATAGATTAAGGATGTTGCACTTGCGCACATCGATATCGCCCAAGCCGTTCATTTTGTTCTTATCCCATATGACCTTGTACACGCCTGTGCCGGTCTTTAGCTTTGACCACATGACTTTGCTATAGGTAGTCTCAAACTGGTTCTTTTCCAGCACAACAGGGATTATTTTAGACAGCATAGCCGCCTCCACCTTATCTCCCTGCTCCCTCGGCAGTATGTTAGGCTCAGGGTAGGCGTCCATTGCGTCGGCGTGTTTGTTGGTGATTACGTTATGCAGCCAGCCGCTTTTGCTACGAAAGCCCGGCTTTGCGTGGCCGTCCTTGTCTTCTTCAACATCGTTTCGCAGCTTCCACCAGTTTTCCGATGCGATGATACGGCTATCGACCGACTTCTTCCCGGCGCGATATTTGTTTAGTATCTGCATCAAATCCTGTATCTGCTGTTCCCCAATGGGTTTTATGCCAAGCATCTGCGCCGCAGTTTCAACGCTGCCAAGCTCGGGCGCTTTGCTGCCGTCTGCGCGTATAGTGTCCTTAGTGATATCCATTTGCTTTGTATCCATCCTTTTTGTATTGGTTCAGTGGGTCTGACAATATAACTTTCGGTTTTTGAGGTATTATCGGGCTTATCGGTCTTGCCATACACATATAACGCCATTCATCGCCTACGTGGTCTTCCATCGACGTGTCCAAATCTTCGGGCTTGTGTTCATCGTACATCAGCAGCGGTATAGTACGGATAAACGCCTTGCAGTTGTCAAACACATACATGCGCGGATAACCGTTATCGTCAAATTGCAGTCGGTAATGGCATTGCATCCAGCCTGCAAGCCGCTTGTTGTCGCCGGGGTCGAAGTACACACCGTATTTCTCGGCGGTCTCCGCGACCGACACGCCGCGCGACACATCCCATATTGACGGGTCAGCAACACCAAGTATCTTGCGCCCTTTAAGCCATGGGTGCGTCTGCTCCGTCTCGCGGATGCGCTTAAACTGTTCGTCGGGTGTCCACTTGACACCTTCATTCGGCGTATCTGTGCAGCCGTACAGTTCCAAAACACGATACAGCACGCCGTCATAGTCGATAGCCCACCATGCGCAACTAAACGGCTTGTTATAGCCGAAGTCGTATGACCTGTATATCGTCCAGCCACGCGCCGCGCCTTCGTTCAGGTCAAACGCCGGTATAACATGCGTAAATCTGCGCTGTGCAATAGCTTCTTCCTGCGTTATCCCTGCCTTTGCGCACAGTTGCGCATCCGGGCGCGTTCTGAAATCTTCAAAGAATGCGCCGTCGAATATATCCCATTCGCCCTCCAACCACGCCTTACGCAGCTTAGGCGGCAGGGCTTCAAGCTTTTTTATATAGTCGGGGTCTGCATCCATCAGCGGCTTGTTATCCGTGACCTTGCTTTGAATGAATGAATAGTCCTCCGGGTTCTCCCCATCGGTATAGGCGCGGTCTATCGCCAGCCGTTTCACCCAACTGTGACCCACACCGCCGGGGTTACATGTAACATATATCCGCCGTGGGAAATCATTCGCGCCACGCACGCAGGCCGAGAGCTTCCTAAACCGTTCTTCGGTTTGGTGGGTACCTTCGTCCAAAAACAGAATATCCGTTTCTGTGCCCTGAAAGCGTTCTGCATCCTTGTCGGTATCGCAGTACCTAAACAATATTCTACTGCCGTTCGGGAATGTAATGGCCTTCTTCTGATCGTTATAGCTTGCCATGCGCTGTGATTTATCAGCATCATAGCAATGCAGATCGCGTGTCAGAGGTACTATGTGGTTTTCCTGCAATTCCGGGTATGTTTTACGCACGATCATTGCTGTTATCCCCGGAAACTTGAAGCAGTACAGCACCGCCGAGACGCGCACGACGAAGCTTTTGCCGCCGCCGCGTGCGCCGCCGAAAAACACAACATGCGTCCTATCCTTTAAAAATTCCTGTTGTGTAGGGCTTAGGTAGTCGATTTTGTATTCAGGCATGGTTATTTACCGCAGAAATCATCGGCACCGGCAATGATAACGCGCACCGGCTCAGGCTGTGCTTCTCCTGCTGCCTGGCGTTCAAGGTTTTTGATACGCGCTTCCTGTTCGCGTTTATCAGCATCGGATTTAACACCCTGGATTTCCGCAAGGTCTTTCATTGCGCCTGTAAGGCTTTTCAGGCCGCGTTTATCCTTTATAATATCCGCATCCGTTAACTGTGCTACAGCGCTGCATAGCTTGCTTGACAGCAGCCCAGCAGCTTCTAACAGGCTTTTATATTCCTGATAGTCAATTTCCAGCTGTGCTTTGATACGGTCTGCGCCCTTGGCCGCGCTATACTGCGTCCGCTTCTGCGCCCATTTTTCTCTTTCTGCGCGTTTCCTCAAAGTGCTGTAAGAAACGTTGTGTTTCTCGGCAAGCGGCCTTGTGCCTATGTCGGTAGTAATATATTCAGTTTTGATATCATCCCATTTGCTCATGCCTTTATAATAATGTAGGTGGCGCTGCATTAATCAGCCCCACCTTGCACACTTTTTTAGTTTTATATGCAAATCGCATAAAATCCATGTCGATGATTTGTGCATTTTGCTGTTTTAATATTTTTTATGTCTAATCGGCTAAAAAGTGCTTGGCAAATTAGCCTAATAGGACTATAATAGAATCATCAAGAGGGAAATGACAAAAACAAAAGGAGAAATTAAAATGAATATTCCGAACGAATTAGAGATCATAAACATTATGAAAACCGGCTGCAAGAAAGCTCACATAGCGCAGTGCCTGAGCGACGCGAGCATGCACGACGAGATTAAATATGATTATTTCGGCCAGCGTGTGCAACGCGGCGAGACGCTGCTCCACACCAAGAACGGAGATTTTACTCTGAAATTCCGAGCCGAAAACGGTTGGCTGACTTACGCCGAAGTCATTTAAACGGAGGAAGAAAATGAATTACTATTCTTATCAGGAATTAAAGGCCGCTGTTATGGCCAACCCCACCGCCGAAAACGTCAACGCACTCGGCGAATGGTTTTCAAGCCACGGAAACGATTATTGGAATGGCGAATACTACGACGCAGACGATTTTGCAGTATGGCCAATGTGCAAAGAAGTCGAAGAAGACGAATTTGAAATCACCGGATATGAAATCCGGTCGCTGTGAGTTGAGTTGATGATTGGCATTTCCCGACCGAGAAGTTTTGGATAAGCAAGGAGGAACGCTAACATGCGATTGACTGATAAACAGTTTGGGCAAATGTTTGCCGATGCTAATAGCATTAACGACCGTGATGCTTTTATGTACGATTGGGCATTATCTGATATTTGGGGCGATGCCCCGGAAACCGATATTCCGGCCGACCGCATAGACGCTATCACCCACATATGGGATTTGGCGCACACTTCAATTAATGACATCATTACCACGTCCGGCTTGTCTATCACGAATTTCGCTGCAACCTACGCGATACCATATAGCACAGTGCAACATTGGCGGTCAGGCGTTAATACTTGTCCGGTTTATCTTCGGCTGCTTTTAATCCGCTCGATCGGCTGCTACAAATTTAAATAAAAACAAGGGTAACGCTTAATGCGCTACCCTTTAGTATTTTTCCGCTAATGTGATCTTGTAGACCGGGCATTGTGCGTACTGTGTGCAGCAGTATTTGGACACATACACCCGGCGTTTCTGCTCGTCGCCTTTAAACCACAGCTGCAATCTTGCGTCACCGCATGGGCCTTCACAAAATATCTTGTTCTCACGCGCCGAGCCTTTTGACCAAAACGGGCATTTTGCCCGACTGTCATAATATCCGTCAGCGCCCCTCATGCAGCGTGTACCTCGCGTACCGTGTCGGGATGCCGTAACGGTTAAGTCCGGTCTCCATCGTTGTTTCAACGTCATAGCCGCGTTTGCGAAGATCAAACACGCGCCCGGATGCCCTGCCTATGCCGTAGTCATACATTGCCTCACGGCTTGTTATGCTGCCGTGTTCGCGCATGTGATTTAACATCATTTCGCACTGGCTTTGAATTATCATGTCCCGCGATACCTCCAACTTTTTTTAGTCGTAAATGTCTTTACCGCCCTTGCGCGTTTTATGTAACCAGTCACCAGCAGCTCCCTTGCCGGGTATTCATTCCGCGCCGCCGCCTTGCGTTTATCATTCTCCGCGCAAAACGCCTGATAGCTGCTGCAATTGGCGTGGCAGCCTATGCGGCGCACTGTGCAGCCTTTACAGTCGTTAGTCATCTTTTTGTAAATTCTTTGGGTGCAAAAGCAGCGCACCAGCCGTTACGCTTATCGCAACGCGGCACACAACAGTATTCGCAGCACCAGTCGTAATAGCTGTGCTCACTCCTGCGGCATATCTCGCGCACAACGGTTTTATAGTCGCGTATCACATCTTGATAGTATGCGATTGCCCGTTCCCGCTTTTTTATGTCGCGTTCCGCTATGGATATCGCATCATTAAGCATTTCATCGGGGCAACCATTAAGCAGCCTCATCACCCACATTCCCAGTTTATGCAGTAGTTTTTTCATGTCTTCACCACGCCTTTCCCGATTTTTCGTTGCGTTCCGGCAAGTCAACCAGTTCCGGGCGCTTGATTTCCTGTTCAACTCCCCATGCGATATTCCACATGGCCGCTATCAGGTGATGATCTTCCGCATCGCCCTGAATATATAGGCTTAAATGCCGGATAGCACTGTCTATCAAGCTGTGCTGCGGTATACCCTTGTCAACGTTTCTCTCGCCATAGTGCTCAGCGCCGCGCTCGCAGTGCTGAGCAAGGGCGTGTATCGCGCCCCACGGCAGCAAATCATAGCGGCCTTTCCCGTCGGCCTTATCTCTCACTGCGCCGGTAGAAAACTCGCGGCGTTCATCTTTTTCGAATTTCACTATCCTCCCACCTTTCGCCGATATCTTCTAAAAAGTGCAGAAATTCATGCGTATCTGCGCAATAATATTGTTTGCCGTTAACGGTAACCGTGTAGCTGCCGTCGTGGTTGCTTTTGGCTTCCCAGCCTACGTTTTTAGCCATTATCGCCTACCATACCTTTCATCGAATGGCGAGAAGTTATCCTCGCCCACTATTTCACGGATACGACGATCAAGGACGCTTTTTGCATATACGATCTCGTCGTCGGCCTTGCTGTCTTCCACCACCAATTCAGCGATTTCGTTTGCGTATTTAACAAACGCCTCGCCAAACGCCCGGGCGCGCCCTGCGCCCAAGCCCAGCACTTCATTAGCGGCCATAAACGCCGCGTCCTCCGCAAGCTGCATGCGGTTGCGCCCGTAAAGCTGTAACTGAATGTTCACTTCACGCTGCACGGCTTTTGCAAATGCTGATTGCTTACCCATGCTTAGTCACCACCTTAAATCGCTTTGTATACGGTTCAAAGTCCAGCGGCAGGCAATTCAACTGCGCCGGTGTGTTCATTCTGCAATCGCTTAGCGGACATTTAAAGCAGCTATCGCTATAAATGCAGCGCTTGGTTTTTTCACGTGTGCGCATTGTCAGTCCTCCTTTTTATTCTTCCCATTCAAGCGCTTGCCCACAGTGAATGCAAAAAGCAAACGGAAAAAGCTCTCGATGCGATTGTTCGCAGCTTGGGCACTCGCAATCATAGATTGTGTAACCATCGTTATTGTCTATTGCAAAGTTCGTCGGATTTTTCGGTATCTGCTTATCAAGCGCAGCGCAAGCCACCAAGCAAGCCTCATCAACTGCGGCGATTTCTGCGTTCTTGCCGCTGAACCCGCTGTAATATTCGATTTCTGCAAGCGCTTCTGCCGTAGTGTCGGGGTGTATAATCCTTTTCGCTTCTGCTACTGTCATTCGCTCACCTCGCTGTTTCGCTCTACGATTTCGGCAATCGTCTGTGCTATGCGTAAACCTGTTATGATGCCTTTTTCGTATTCGTTAGGCTCGCCCGATGAAAACCAATCGAGAAAATCTAAGATTTCAAGCGAAATGCTCTTTTCGGGCTTATGCATTGTTGCCACCTCTGCTGTCATTAGTCCTCGCCTTCGTCCATCCTCGCCCCGCAGTTGGGGCAGAATTTTGTGTGTTCTGTCACATAAATGCACGGGTTTGTGTGACAGACTGAACACTCCCAGTAATGCCCCGCCCCGATGTGCCTTAGAATCCACTGCCCATGCACCACCGGCACATAGCCCATCTGCACCGCCATGCGCTTAAACTCGCTTTTTGTCGGTTCGTGGACAGCAGGCGCACACTTAATGCGCTCAATAACTTTGCGAGCGCCTCGCATTTCTGCGCTCGTTATTTTTTCTCTTGCCGTGTATACCACTGATTGTTCGATGTCATGTAACAGCGCTTCACGCTCTATGTATTCAGCCATTGTCGCCCTCGCTTTCTGCCTGATTTTTCAGGTTTCCCCACGCTGTGTAGCAACTCGGGCACAGATGGTTTCGACCAAATTCACCCCATCCATACGGTAGCCTATAGCTAAAGCTGCAATCATATCGTTCAGCCAGTTTGATTGCTCCGCAGTGATCGCAGATGAAAATTTTTCTCTTAACTAATGACATTGCTAATCCTCCATTCCGAACAGCCGCCGTTGTATTTCCACACACAGCGGTCACATTTTCCATAGCATGGTTTAGTCATCGTCATTCTCCTTTCCGCTAAGCCACGCACGCAGCTTGTGTGCGCACGAAATGCACAGCTCGTAGTCGTCGTCGTTTATTTCCATTTTAAACCGCCGCGTTCCTGCGTAGGTCACGGAGCTCTTTGGGTTTATCTCCGCGCCGCAGCGGTCACAGATCAGTTTTGTCGCCACTGTCAGCCCTCCTATTCCATGCTTTGATTGCTTCTCCCAATGTTTCTTTTTCTTTGGTACAATAACTGCATCTTGGACAAGAAATACGATATGTAATTTGATTGCTCCGAAAATGGCCGTATGGTATTATTCTGCCATGATTATAGTCGCATTTTTTACACGGCATTAAAGTAAAATTGCTCATTTTTTATCCTCATATTGTATGCATTCATTAGAACCTTCAAATATGCAATCTTCACATCTGCCTGTCCAATTCCAGCAACTTTTACAGGATTTAGGAACGTCATATCCAGCATCCTCATACCAATCAATTGCTTTAGATAGGGCTTTAGGACAATGGCCATTTATACATTCATTGGCGCAAAAACCAGCACATCTTGCCATCACTCCACCTCCTGCATCCAGAACTCTCGGCGACAGTCGGAGCAGAGACGGCCAAAAGTCGAGCAACAGCCGTCAGCATCTCTATGAGCCGCGGAAACCTCAAGCGGGCGCATTTCCAAATATCCATCTTCGTGAACATATGCCTCCGGGTACTGCTCCAGGAACACGCTCTGCCGCTCTCTGATAAATTCAATAGCGTCCATCACATTTCCCTCCATTTCTATCCATTTCTATTTGCACGGACGGTGCAAGTATTTCGGCTTTCGCAAGGTTTTAGTTGCCATCGTTTACCTCCTTCGGCTGATTTTTTGAAAAATAATATTCCTTCACGCATTCAACGCATGGTTTGTTTTCATAATTGCCGTCATTTTGCGGTTGGTATTTCAAGTGCAATTTTGTCGGTATTTCATCGCAGAGCCAATAATCAACTCTCCCGAACGCTACAAGGTCTTCTGCTATTTCATGATAAGCAGCTCTCAGCGCTTCGTTTTCGCGCCTTAGGTTTTGGATTGTTAAATCTTTTTCTGTCATCATTCGTCCTTTCTTCCAAAAATCCTAAATCGATCTGGTTAATCTGCACCGCATCCATCCCGGATATTCTGCAATCGCTGCAAGGGCAACTAAAGCAGCTTGGGGAATACGGGCAGGGCTTGTTTACTGTTGGCCGGCGCATATTCCTCCCCATTGTTCGGCCATAGCCTTTGCTATGCCGAGGAAGGTCTTGCTCCGGATTTTGGCTGTTTGAGGGTCATTCCACGCGAGAATTTTCCCGTTTTCGTCCACCGCATAATATGCGGATGCACCAACGCTAAACCCGCCCGGTAAGATTTTGCCAGGGTCAACAATTCTCGTCGGGATAAGAGGGGGTAGGTTTTTAAGCCATAGGCAGGTGCTTTTTCGAGCGTGTTCTCCAAACCAGTACGGTTGTATAATCTGCGTCGGCTTTTTATAGCGCGTACTCATAGCCCCTATCGGGTTTTCAACGGCTATGCGGTCTACATCGGCGTTTATAAACTGCATAAAAAACCATGCCGCCTTGTCTCTATTATGCCCTCGCTCAACGGCTTTCTCACCATATCGCTCGACATTAAACCACCTGTTTCCGGCAGCAGAGAGATATGTACAAGGAGGATGTGCTATCAGCAAGTCCCATTTGCCCACATCATGTGTCACGCCGTCCATTGTGGTAATCTGCCCACCTTTGAGGGCTTCGAGCGCGTCGCCGAGTATGTGCCACTCAGGATGCCCGCCCGACGGCTCAATTATGTCGCAACTGTAAGCCTCGTGCCCCTTTGCGCGGAACGCCTTGCACACCGTCTGGCTTTCTTCACAGGCTATAAGAACTTTCATTTAGTACACACTCCTAAACCAATTCTGAATACCGTCGCCGGTGAAAAAGACAGCGTTCTTATCAAGCTCCCTTGCCACCGCCGCGCCCTGCTTTTCCATGCTCCATCGCGCGAGTACATCTTCTGCAACGGCATAGAGGCTATCCCACACCGGGAAATCAGCCGAATAGCCGTAAAACTGCCCCGGTTGCGACACAACGCCGATTATGCTGTCAGGGAACCGCGCATCGTCAACGCGGTTCAAGACACACCATACGCACTGTTGCTGATTTAATAGGGTGCAGCCACGAGCCTCGCCGTATAGCATCTGCGCAAGGGCTATCACGTCGGCCTCGGTAAAGTACATCTCGTACTCAGGCTCTGCCACTTCCACTACGCACAGGCCGTGCGTATCAACCTCGGGCGGCACACCGTCCGCATCGGCCTTGTTGCCCCCTTTGTCAAGGGCAAGCAGTACCATGACTATCAGCGCCAGCAGCGCCGCGCACACCTGGGCTATGATGATCGTGTATTTATTCATCGGCTACCTCGACAAATTCGCCGTCCGCAAGCTTATACCATGTATCAGCCTTTATTATTTCGCCGTCGATCTGTGCTGATTTAACGCAAACAGGGGCACAGCGCTGTTTATCGCTGTCATATGCCCACTCCGCAAGTGTTATCCAGTTGCCGACTGCTCCTTTTATAATGCTGTTGAGGCCTATAGCAGCGCCTACGCTGGTGTTGCCCGAAATATCGATCTTCGCGAAGTTGCCTGAGCTGCCTATCTGCGCGGAGTCGCCTGAGCTGCCTATCTGCGCGAAGCCGCCTGAGCTGCCTATCTGCGCGAAGCCGCCTGAGCTGCCTATCTGCGCGGAGTCGCCTGAGCTGCCTATCTTCGCGGAGTTGCCTGAGCTGCCTATCTGCGCGTAGTCGCCTGAGCTGCCTATCTGCGCGGAGTCGCCTGAGCTGCCTATCTTCGCGGAGTT